TAGATGCGTGGGCACTGCTCGCGGGGAATCTGATTCATGATGTAACCAAGACTTTCGAAGCCAGGAGTAAACATGTCCTCGAAATACACTACATCTTCGTTTGTAATTTCTCCATTACGCATCATCTGAACTAAGTTCATCATCTGGCTCATAGAAAAATAACTTCGACCATGAGCATCTAAAACTTGTCCAACAGAAATCTGTTTAGTATTATCAATGTTTAGCCCAGGGACATAGACAACATCGAGCCCTCGACGATCAAATACCCGTCGATTCCACTCAGTTAGCTGTAGTGTGTATCTTGACTCCAGTTGTTCGAGTCCCATATAAATTAACTTTCGCATAAAACTTCCTTTGTTTGATTATAGTAAAACTTCTTCCTGCATGCGACTCATGCTTCTATTTAGATCGTTCACGTCCTCAAACAATCTTCTCAGCGGTCCAGACCTACGACCGTGTTCCTCGCGAGTTTCCGGTCGTGTTAGTGTTACCATCATCAAGAGATTGCGTAGCGTTTCAATCACTCGCGGATCCTGACTGGTCAGGGCCTCGTCGAACATGTCAACGAATCGCTCGAGATCAAAGTCCGCTTGGTCTTTCTCTCGAGCGGCGCTCATGCTGGACGGTATCCTGCAAAGCGTCGAGCGTCTTCACTCCACATGTTCTTGGCGTTCTTGCCGGTGCTATGCTTGGTAAACTGTTGCCAAGCATAGCTCTTGAAGTTGTAGAGATCGCTCTCGTTGTAACGATACCCAAAGTCTTGGCAGAATTCCAAGAACACTTCAAGATCTTCAAAGATCTCAGTCAGGCGCTGGTTGGGTTTGAATGTAGGCTTGGCCATGGTACTTCCTTAAATATTGAATGTTTAAAAATTTTTTACTATTTTTTCGCTTTGTGTCTGAAATTTTTTTCTTTGTCTCTTCGCTCATCGACGGCTTAATTTTGCCTCTGTGTGCCAAAGATTTTTTCAAACGTGTCTCTTCAGAATCTCTCTTTCCTTTTCTTGACGGCATTTTGTATCCATTAGCCATCTTGACAAGGGCAGATTCTTTCATTCTGTCTTTAGTCTCTTGTGTAACTTCTCTTACAGAAGAAGATAATGTTCTTTGAAGTTTTAACTGTTTGGCTTTTTCTTCACCGTAGATCTCCTCATACGTTTTCCCTTTCATCCTCAATCCAGGGTTGTTGGTTAAAAAATTATCGTGCCCAGGAGGGCGATTGTTTTCACAAATGTTAAGTAAGATTCCGTTAGCATCGTAATCTTTGCGTCCGTATTGTTTAATAAGAGAAGCTTCTAATTCATAAGCATCTTGCTCAGACAAGTCAGTGGCATAGTAAGAAATCAAGGGTGTCAGACCTTCACTGAAAATTGATTGTATCTTATTATATTTTCTAATGTTGATTGTAGTTTCTTTTGTTTCCTTAAGGTGGGACATAGATCTTTTGCCTTTGCCCTTACCTATATAAAAAGGAACGTTGTTTCTTGGGTCAGATAGTATATACACATAATATTTCATAGCATTTCCTCTACGGATATTTAGCATATATTCCATATCAATCTTAAATCTTGACCATCAAATTTGGTTGTTGAGTTTTGTATTCAATCCTACATCCGCACTCGCCGTCTTCACTTACTTCAATGGACATGAATCTTCCTGGATATCTACTGGCTAATTGTAGATACAGATCATCTGCAAGCATTTCAACACTTTTGTAATCTATTTCGAGATGGGTGTCTTTGTAAAGAGATTCGCAATAATTTAGGACCTGATGGAATTCTAACTCACGATCGTTATGAAAAATTTCAATCTCTACCTTAAATTTAAACAGGTGTCTATGCCGAGATCCAAGATAGCTTACGTCACTTAATTTTGGATCTTCGCTAGCTGCTGGATAACGATGAAATCCGGCACGTTGAAAGGTGACCCAGATTTGTCGTTTTGCTGCACTTTTAATTCTTTCCACGGTTTCTCTTTGTTGTTGATTCATACAGGTTTGTCCTCGTTGTACTGATCCCAGTCAGTGAATGTTCGTCTTGACATCAGGCTGTGCAAACTGTGAGTCCACACTCCTGGGTTGGTTGCATCAAAATTGTTGTCGTCAATCTTGATCATGGTGTTGTAGTTCCATAGCCGCACATACGGAATGCTTACTCGAATCTGCGGAACAAAGTTACGATACTCGCACAAGCCCGAATCGTTAAATTCTTCCACACACTTGACAGGAATATCAAGACTGCACATGTGACCTTTTTTAAGAAAGTGCCCAATCATGCCTTCCCATTGTGCCCATTCTGAGTTGTTGTCTGGGCAAAAACTGTGATTGGCACCAAAGAAGATATGCTTGACGTGCTTGGATTGATCTTCGTAGCTGTTTAAGTCATCCAGCCAGTCTTGAATTTCTGCAACCGGTTGCACTCCTACCACAAATAGTGTGCGCTTTCCAAATGCTGGTGTACGCTCAACTTCTGTTCCCACAAAAAAGTTGACGTTGTCATGACCTTCTCGATTCATTGCTGGTCCTGTTCTAGTTGATCAAGTTTGTTGTTGTCTAATTGTACACTATCATCCAATTCGTCTTCAACCGCAGTTTCTTCTAAATCAAACAGTGCGTTGAACTGTGTACGTGCATTCATGGCTTTTTTGCCTTTGAATCCGCGTGTGCCCACAATTTGCATCCAGTATGAACTGTATTGTTCAATTATGGCATCAGCAGTTTGCCTATCTGGTGCAGCAAAAATGGCTTCTACAATGTGTTCAAAATACTCATAATTGCCACCATCTCGACGCATCATGGCAGGATGCTCTCCTGCATCAAAACGTCGATTGGCTTCTTGCACAGCAGTCAAGTGCATGTACACATTGTGACCCATGAGCAAGGCATAGCTAAAACTATCCCAGCTTGTTTTGCCCCATTTACCATTTTTGTTTTGATCTGGCAATACATCGTATAGCGCAGGATCTTTAAAATTTTCTTCGGTAATAGTAACACCAGCCTTGGGTATACCATCTTTGTAGATGCAAACATCCTTCATGGTCAACATATCACTTATGGGACTATCTTGCCAACGCGGATAGATACCATCAGCAATTACTCCTGTATTCCACTTTCGTGTGTCAGTGGAGTATTTTTTGTCATCGGCTGAAGGAGCCATGCGATACGACCATTTGCCGTCTTGCGGGAAGACATTTTCATAGTAGACCTGTCCGTTCGCTGTTGCGAGGAATGGGCTGGCGCAATCAAAAGAGATGGTAAACGCTGGATTGACATATTTCCTTACGGCTCGTTGAATAACAGTTAAGAGAACTGCCCACTCTAGCTTGCTGGTTCCCAAAAAGTGCATCCAATCATGCACACCTTCTTGCAGCAAGTTATCATAACGCAATGCCACCAGGCGTTTCAACACCAGGTGTACATCGCACATGTTCTGTCCGCCCATGGCCCAACCATCAAAGTGACGTCCAGGGTATTGAGCAGGATCACAAAATTTCTTCATCTCTTGATACCAAATCTCTGCTGAGGTATGATTATCACCTTGTAACACGTTTAGGAATTTGGCACCGCCATTTTCTTTGCCTCGGCGATTGGCAATGAAATATTCGTTGTTGAACTTGGTGGCTTCAAATGCTTGATCCAAGGTAGAAATTCCGCAAGCCTGGCTAGACTTCTTGTCATGAATAACCCAGGTGGGAATATCAAGAATCATGCCGTAATCAGCAATGTTATCCAACCACTTTAGGACACCGTCTCGTTTTTTCTGTGCCTTGGCACAACCTGAGTTGGCTTTCCAGTCACCTTCCCATAGTCCCTTGGCAATCTGAAAGCCGCCCGAGTCTCCCAGTATAAAATTCCCAGGCTCCCGACTTCGTACCATGTCCTCTGACCAATCCTGCTTTGAGAGATCCAAGTTGGCATGACCGCCTGAGTAGAGGCTCCATCGATAAGGAAACAGGGCCTTGCTAGAGTTGAGCCAGTTAAGCTGTTCCATATCCTTAAGACCCTGTGGAAATCTTGCAGGATCCACATACGGTTCATTTCTTTGGCGGCCCACAAATGTAGCATAGAAACCACTTATAGCCGGAAGGAACACAGCATAGGTCAACTGCTTGGCTGTGAGATCATCTTGACTGATTGGTTCGCTCATTACTTGCTTTGTGCTGGTAAGATGTAGTTGTACACGGCCAAGCCAGAATCCACTGTGATCTGTGCAGCACCGTCGTCGCTGATGCGCACAACTTTGTCACCTGTAAGGCTCAGGATGCTAGCAACCTGAGCTGCTGGCCACGACCATGCACGTTTCAACTGTCCTGTAACACCAGCTTGGAACACAAAGTTACCAGCATGAGTTGAGTGATCACCAAAGAAGAACTTGAGATCACCGTTTTCAGTCTTGGCTTGAAAGTTAGGCTCTTCAGTGTTGGCGCTCATTTGCCACTTGAGTCTTTGGATACTGGCGTTTGTGGGCTCAAATTCAATGTGCCAGTTAACACCTTTGAACTTGGCAGTTTTGAGTTTGTCGTTTACAATCTCACTGGCCATGAATCTGTAGTTGTTTTTAAAGTCGCCAGCTTTGTTTTCAAAATTGATACCATCAGGTTCGCCTGTGACTTTGCGTGTAATGGTAAGCTTGGCATGTTCTTTGTACTCTTGCAGATTAAGCAAGGTCTTGAGTTTGGCCAAGTTTGGCATGCCAAATGTGCCAATAAAGTCTGCCACAGGATTGTGGAAGTTGGCTTGAATTACCACACTTAAATCTTCGGCCAGGCCGGCAATTTGTGTACTGGTATCGTCGCCGGTAATTTTAACTAGGTCAATACAACCAAGGTCAAAAGTGTGTTCTACTAAATCTAAAAGATGATCTCTCATAAGTGCTCCTTGTATACATTATATAGATTTTATTGCGAAAGTGCAACAATTTTGGCCAGAGTCTGGCCACCACGAAGTGTTTCAATATTGCCAGGCTTGCGTATTTCCAGCCAGCTTATGTCGCCAGGTCCATCATAGGCACCAGCAACTTCTAGTCCCGACTGTTCAACCTGTGCAACAACCAAGCGTTGAGGCTGATACATCATCCAGGCCCGTTCAGCAAGACCCACGCCCTGTGCTTGATCACAATTGTTATAGGTCATCAACAGTGTTCCACCTGGTCTCAGTTTTACAGCAAGTTCTGCAATATACCTATTTAGAATTTCCAAGGGCTTGTAATTAAAATAGTTGTAGGCAAACACAAAGCCAAATTGGTTGTTGGGCAGTTTTTCTAATATGGCGTTGGGTTGTCTGTCATCAACTACATATTCGCGAAGCCGTCGTTGATATTCGGGGGTAAACTTGCGAACTGACGGCGCCAATAGATCTTGGTGTTGGTCCACCAGGTACAATGGATCAAGTGGCACTAGGTCTTCAACAAAGTCTTCAAGTCCTGGTCTAAAAATTAAACCAGGCAACCGCCAATCAGACAAATTTCTTAGTTTTGTTCTTAACAAAATATTGCTGTCATCGTCAATCTTGAGCCTACGGTTGAGAATGTAATCGTTGTTCTCAAATACCATTTCATGTTCAAACACCCTGTAACTGTCATGCAAGTAACTGGGTTCTTGTTCTGCAACCTGTTGTTTTAGTTCTTGTTTGAGTTGTTGCATTGATTCTGAAAATTTACCAACATAGTAGTTGATGGAATCAATACTGTCTTTCATGTCCTTGGTATGACTTTTTATCTGTATCTGATTAGTCTCAATCACATGAGCAATTGCTTGTAAACGACGCAGAGTTTCGGCACCCTCGGCCTCAACGTCCAGGGTGTCCAGCAAGTTTAGATATGCAACTATTTCACTTAATTTCATTCAAAGCTAAACAATGATGTAAATGTATTTTCAGTATTGGTTGCTGAGGCTAGATCCCATTCTAGTACACCCAACAAGTTGTCAACTTTTTTGTCCACAACAGTGGCTTCCATGAGGTCGTTATCAAACGGCAATTCTGTAAACCAAGCAGGCAAACGTTGTTCATCTGTGGGATAACCAATTGACGTCCAGCCCAGTGCATTGCTCTTGAGCTTGCACACAATGGTTTTCATACCATCCACAATCTGCATACTGTAGTTGTCCGAGTTCATTCTACGCAGGTTGTTCCAGTTCAGTGCTGCTCGCACATGACCAGGCATGTTTGCTTTGCCTTCACGTGCTTCGTCAGCAGCGTACTTGGTCAAGTTGTTCACACGCTTGGGTGAGCCTTTTTCCCAACCCGGGCGTTCCATAAACTTGTATTTGAACTCACGAATTTTTTCTACAATAGTATCTTTGTCAGCGCCTGCCAACAGACTATTTAGAATTTCCAACAAGAAGTCTTGAATAACTTTGGGTGTATCACTACGTTTCAAGTCCAAGCCAGTGGCCTTGGTCTTGCCAATCTTGCCATTGACATCTAGTCGTTTGCCTTCTAGATCAATGATGTTTACGGCATAGCGTTTCTTTGTGATAAACAAACTGCGATCTGCAACCATTTCTCGACCACACTTGATCAATGAGCCCATGTCTCTGGGACAATGAAATGCCTGTTCCATGAATGTAGGAAAGCTTTCGTTGACTTGGTCTGCAATTGAATCATACAGTGCAATACAAGTTTCCTTGCTCCACTCCATACGTCCTTGTTCAACTTCCTTCTGTAGCACCGGCCAGGCTGAGAAATAGCATGAGTCTGTGTCACCATAAATCACTGCTTCGCCCAGGTGGTCGTACTTGCCAGTTACACATTCATTGATGTAAGCATCCATGTGTCTAGCAATTGCTCGACCAGTGAGTGTGGTTGACTGTCCAATGCGTTTGTCAAAGAATCTGCAACCTGGATTCAAAATAGCACCATACAAGCTGTTCAAGTTAATCTTTTTGACCAGTTGTCGCTTGTCCCAGAACGCAATCTCTTTGGGATCAGTGGCATCTTTTTTCTTGGCCTGCATTTCTTTACGTTCACTATACCAACGCTCCAGCAAACCAGGAATGATACCTCGTTTCTCAAAACTTAGAATAGTACCGTTTGCAGTCAAAATCCAAGGCTGGTTACTGTCAAACATCAAGTTCCAAACTTCAGCGGCACTGTGCTTGGTTTCTTGGCCTGACTCCCAGTCGATGATGATTTCAGTGCCACGATTCTGTTCCATCACAGCAGTGTATTCAAGCGATCCAAACAAGCCTTCCCAGGCGTCAGCAAAGTTGCCACGGTTCTTGGCCATTTTGTCTGCAATATACCTGTCAGTCATGATGGGTCGCAACTGTCCAATCACAGTCTCGGGGCCCATGTTCATGGCTCGAATGGCCGACGGATACAGTGAGTTAATGTCTACTGATCCCACCCACTCGTGCATGCCTTTTTTGGGATATGCAACATATGCTCCAGCTGCTTGTGTGTCTTCACTGTCCAGTCGCTGTTTGCGATTGGGCACAACCATGCCACGTTCGTGTGCTTCGTTGATAATGGCCTGTTCGGTAACTGCCACAGCGCCCATGGTGGTCTGTAGTAGCACAGTGTTGGCATGTGCCAGTTCGCTGGCCAGTTCCAGGAATCGCAATTTCTTGTCCAGCTTGTTTAACAACAAGGTATCTTGACGGTTGTATTCAATAAATGTCTTGAAGTGTTGATTATACAAGGAATCCAGTGTACCTTCAAACTGTGTTTTGCGTTCACCTAGCTCGTATTCAGCAATGGCGTCCAAGCTGTAGCTGTGCCGCTCTTCATAAGTGTACTTGCGGTACAACTGCATATAGTCCATGTGAACACGGCCCACCAAGTCATAAGTTTCTTGTTCAGCACCAAAGCGTTCGAACATGCGCTTCTTGGGCAACTGCCCCCATAAACAAAACTTACGAGTATCGTCTTTGCTGAGAATACGTATGGTTCTGTTTACAGTGTACGGAATGTCATAACCTTCCGAGTTCCAACCTGACAGTACGTCTGCATCGTCAATGAGATCAAGAAAAGTTTTGATCATGTCTGCTTCGTTATCAAACAGAATAGTATTATCAAATTCTTTGACCAAATCTTGCGCAGTTTCCCAACTCAGGCCCTTGGGCGGCACCGCCAAGGTTATTAACTGATCCAACCAATCTAGATAAACAGAAATTGCAGTGATAGGATTGAATGGATCTTCAACAGGACTAAAACCCCGAACTTTATCAAAATCTACTTCAATGTCGAAAAATGCTGTGTGCAGTTCTGGAGCATCGACATCTTTGTAGTTTTCTTCCAAGCACCTAAAGATAGGGTTGATGTCGCTTTCGTAAAGTTGCTTGCCGGAATGCATGCGAACTTCTTTGCGAAACTCTTTGTTGTTGCGTGTGCTGAATCTTGATACTGGCGTACTATAAATGCTTTTGAACTTGCCACGTGGGTCGTCGTAATAAAAAACATAATTGGCCGGGTATTCTTGATATTTGCGAACACCATCACGGCGCTCAACAACATGAATGCGATCGTGCTCACGATCAAATAAACTGTCTACGTAGCTAATGATAATTCTCCAATATTAAGTTAAGAGTATAAACTAAACGCAGTCTAAATACAATTTAAAAGATAAATAAAGTTGCCAGTCGCGATGTTGGACGCATCCACCGGCTCTAATGCTAAAAGGAGCAATCAGCATGAATACTTATCCATCAACGAAGGCAATGCCGTATGTTTATATGTGCATTCATAAAGAATCAAAAGAATTTTATATCGGCTACAGAGAAGCCAACACATTACCATCTAATGTAGATTTTATGTATTATAAAACATCATCCCTTATTGTTTCTAACAACTTTGATGATTATGTATGGTATATTATTGCAGAGTTTTATACTGGCAATGATGCATACGATTTTGAACAGCAATTGATATTTGAAAACTGGGGTAGCAATTTACTATTGAATCGATCTTGTTTTCACGGAAAAAATCGATTCAAGTGCGAATCACTTAGTGAAGAACACAAGAATAGTATTCGTCTTGCTCAAACAGGCAAAATGCTATCTGAGAAAATCAAACAAAAAATTCGCAATAAACGAGCCTTGCAAATAACCAGTGATGAAACTAAGGAAAAAATTAGTAAATCACTAATTGGAAATTCGCGTAGCAAATCGATGCGATCGGAAGAAACAAAAAAGAAAATTAAAGAGTCTCTTAGAGAGACATACAGTAAAAAACCTAAAGTGTCGGGCATGCTAGGAAAAACGCATTCTGCGGAGACCAAAGAACGTATGAGACTAGCACACCAGAGAAGAGCTGCTTCTAAAAATTAATTACAATGTGCGCCCCACTGTTTCAAGAATAGTTTCTAGAGTTTCGTGGTCTTGTTTCTCTTTGCCAAATTCAGCTTTGTGTGCAAGTTTGATTGCCTTCTTGAGAATAGCTGGCTTGACTTCCAGTTCTTCGGCCACAGCTTTGATGGTGTCATTGAGGCCACCTTGCAGTGTTTCAATTTCGTGCATGACTGCCATGCCCTCATTGATGATAGTTATCAGTTTGATTTTTTGATCGCCGTTAAAAGTTTTGTCCGACATAGGACCTCCTGTTGTAAAGTACTAGTATAAATGAAAACAGCGGCCTTGGTCAAGCCGCTGCGGGATGTATATGCTCGTTTTAGGAATTTACTAGGTAGCGAATCGTTCAATTCCAAGGCAGCAGCCGCCTCACACTTACGGTAACAAGTACCGGTCCTAAGGTGTGTTCAGCTGTTCTTGCGGGCAAACTCTCTACGGCGTTGTGCGCCAACATGTGTCACGTGCTCAATCAATTTGTTACGAACAACAAATGCACTTTCGCCTATCATACCATATTTTACAAAGGTCTGATCAATGAAATTTTTAATCTGGCGCACATCTTCTTTTGTCTCAACTAGGTCTAGCATTTTGGACACAGGTATTTCAAGAGCTTCTGCTACTTTTTCAGCCTGTGCTTGTACTTTGTCAATGATCTTTTTATCGGCGGGATTCTTTGGATTCAAGGCCTGGCCACCAATTTTCATTGTAGGTGCTGCTGGTACGCCAGGCGCTGCAGGTGCTGCTGGTGCAACAGGTGCTGCTGGTGTAGCAGTCTTGGCACCAGGTACCCCAGCCATGGGTTTAACTGTGGTAGTAGTTTTGCTGTATGCATTGGGTACGCCAAAGTTGGCTGTCTTGGCCGGCGCTGCAGGCTGCTTGGCATATTTTTCCATGCCTGGCAGGTTCATAACGTTCTTGGCGTTGTAACCTACTGGGGCAACTGTTGGTGTTGTACTTGGCGTAGTTGGAGTAGTTGGTGCAGTCTCTGGTTCGCTGCCCATGGCTCTGAGTTCTTGATAAGTGTATGGTTTTTTAGTTTTGGGATTTATCAAGCCTGACGCAACTTCAGTTGATCCTGCTATTCTTCCAATGCCTGAACGATTTATCGATACAGGTGTTGGAGACGGTGTTGGTGCGGGATTAGTATCCATTGGCGCAGGCTCAGGTGTTGGGACTGGACTTGGCGCACTAACAGGAATACCCATCTTGCTATACACACTGGTAACAACGTCTTGTGGCACACCTTGTTTGGCTAACCAAGCAGCCAATTGATCTGAATCACTGGGCTTGCCGGCCTGGTGCCAGTTCATCTTGAGTTTTTCTTTTGTGACGTTAGTAGTAAACTGATGTCCAAAATTGCTCAGTGCTCCGCCTACTTTGCCTGCAGTTTTGTCTAACCAGTTAAGGCCTTTGCCAACAATCCCTGGCTTGGATTTCACGCCGGCGCCGCCGGACATGTCTGGTCGATATTGAGCTGGGCGTGTGCTGCCTGGCACACCTTTGAGTTCCATGACGGCCTTGCGATATCGGTCAACGTTTTCAAACACTGTGTAGGTACCAGCAGTGGTCAGCTGTACGCTTTGACCTTGTGGTTTGCCTACACTTTCATTTAGTGCCCAAGACATTACAGTGAGTTTGTGATCAATTAATTTGTCAACTGGCAGTGTTTTAAACTTGATAGATTCTTTAAATCCTGTGCGCAACGCATTTCTCACAGCGTCCTGCGATGCTTGTAGTTTAGCAGCATCTGCAACTTTGCCCGTGCTAGCATCAATCCAAGTACCATCAGACTGTGGAATATAACGTTGAGTAGTTCCAGCAGTTGTGTCTATTGGACTAGGTGCTTGTTTCATTGTCCAACCTGCAGGAACATTGTCCGGATTAAAATTTGGTCCAAGATTTGTTGGTCCAACAGATCCTGTGCCAGAACCTGCTGTTTGCGCGGCTGCTTTGTCTCCATACATGCCGCCCTTGTAATCTGCCCACACACTGCCTTGACCAGGAGTACCAGCAGCAGGTAAATTGATTTCTTGTCCTTGCTGCAATGCCTTGGAAAAATTAATATCTGGATTTGCTGCGCGAATTGCTTCGGGTGTTGTTCCTTGCGCTTGAGCAATAAATCCCAGTTGGTCACCTTTCATCACAGTATAAGTGCCGCCAGGTCCAGCAAGCCCAGGATTCAGTTTAACTAGCTCTTCTGGTGGCACACCAATTTGTTGTGCAATATCGCTAAAAGTTTCGCCAGGCTTCACTTGCCATGCATCACCATTGCATGATCCCAACGGGCATCTTACTGTGGCACCTTGTGGCAAAGGTGTATCAACTCCGGCAGCCTGACTGACATTACCTGTAACATCGTAGTTCTGTGCAGACCCGTCTATTCCTAATTTGGAATTGGCTGCGTCAACTCTTGCTCTAGCAGCATCAATTCTATCATCAACATTTGGACCTTGAGAATTTGAATCAGGAGTAGCAGCATCTCCACCGCCCAAAGCACCGGCCACTTGTTGACCGCCCCAAGTAACAGCAGTAGCGCCAGCACCTTTGCCAAGAACGCTGGATAGTTTATCTCCACGGATAGCCGAATCCAGTGCATAGGTCAAACCTGCAATAGCAGGCAACCCTGCACCGCCTGTGGCTAGACCAGCGATAGCAACCAAGGCTGCTTTGGCAAAGCCTGCTGTTTTAGGATACTGTTTGACCAAGTTGCGATAGCCTTTGATGGCCTGCATGACTTTGCCTTTTTGTCCGCCAGCCATATTGGCCAAAGCGTCAGTGGCTTGGTCATAAGCAACATCTACTGCGGCAACAGGAACTGAATTCTGTATGCTGTTGAGTACACTAGACACTGCGTCTTTTACACCGCCAGCAAAGTCCATGGTGGTATCTTTGCCACGGCCTAACATAGTACGGTTGGCTCCGGTAGCTTTGTCAGTCATGCCTGCTTCGGCGTCTGCAAATACTTGTAGAATTTCTTTTTCGCTCATGCGGCGTTCAGCAATGTAACGACCCACAGTCTTGAACTTGCGGTATACTGGATCTTCTAATAGGACACTTTCGTCTAGTCTACGAATGCTAGACGTTTGTTGTGGTAATAGTTGTGTAATGTACATATCAGCGTTCTTCTATATAATCTTGACTCAAGTCCTGTTGCTTCTTTCTTCTTTGTTGAAACAACTTTACTGCTACTTCTGCCTCGCCTGGCGATTTAAAGCGTGTGGGTAATGCTTTGTCTTGGCGTCGTATTTCGTATCCTTGATCGTTGTCGCCCCAGCATTCAAACGGGATACCATCGTGACCTTCAAATTGTGCAACCATTTCCATGGTTGCAACAGGTGCTGCTGGCTGACTCACCGCAGCGGCTATATGATCTTCCAGCCCGTGTGCAGTTTCTGTATCACCAGGATCACTTGGGGGGGCCACATCAGCGTCCCA